TAGTGGAGACTAAAAATAAAGAGAATTAATGCAAATAGAAATTAAAAAGATAGAAGAACTAGAGCCAATTCAAAGGCTAGCTTTAGTTGATTTTTCTTACTCTAGAATAGATACCTATCAACAGTGTCCTTCTAAATATTTTTACACTTACATAAAGAAAGAGCCAAAAATATTTGGTGAGGCAGCGGTGCTGCGGCAATATTGTCCATTCTGTTTTGGAAAATGTCGTTAGCAAAGAAAAGCCACTTGATCATATAGAAATAAAAAATGAGTATGAGAAACATAAAGCCTCTTACGATCCAGATAAAAAAATATCACAACAATTAATATCTGTTGGTGAAACAATCTTAAATGAATTTTTTGACGAAAATCCAGCAGCTACATTTAATGTTTTTGATAAGGAATATGAATTTAAATTTATAATAGGAAATTATTTATTAATCGGATATATAGATAGAATAGATCTGTATGAAGATGAAGTAATAATTATTGATTATAAAACAGGAAAATGGGAAGTTTCTCAAAAAGAACTTCCGAATAATCTTCAATTGGGCATATATGCTTTAGCCGCATCACTGGCTTTCCCAGATAAAAAGATAACAGCAGAACTTTATTATCTAAGATCTGGAAGACATAAGCGACATACATTTACGCTAGAAGATTTAGAAAATGTAAAATTAAATATTATTAATTCAATAAAACAAATTGTAAATGATACTTCATTTTCTCCCACTAGCAATGGAAGAACGTGCAGTTACTGCGAGCACGCAAAAACCGGAGCTTGTCCAACTCGGTGTATTCAGAAATAAAAAAATAGCAAGGGCATAAAAGAAAAACCCCGGCGTTTCCGCCGGGGCATTCTTTATAGGTGTAGTTGAACTAGAAGCTTGAGTCAGACTCAAAAGTCAGATCTTCTACAGCAAGCCCTTCAAACTGAGTTACTAGCTTGGTGGCTGTTGTGTTATCGTAGCCAGCTTCCTGCAGGCTCTCGATGACGTTCTCGTTAAGAGACTTCTTGAACGAGGTGATGATTTGATTCATTGTAACCATAACTTTATCCTTTGCTTGTATTTTGTTTAATTGTGAACTATAATATACATGTTATTTCAACAAGATAGAGGTTACACCATGTCGATAGAAATTGTCAACTCCAGCGACTTTTTTTTGGAAAGATCTTCCATTAACGGAAGTCCAAAATTCTCTAGTAGCGAAAACAACACAGAGAATATTATAGCGCTAGAAAATGCAAAAACAAACACATCACGAGGAAATGCCTACAAGCATACTAAAACTGGGTTTAGGAAAGATATAAATCTTAATGTAAGATCAAATTGGGAAGCAAACTTTGTAAGAATTTTAAATGGGTATAAAATCAAATTTGAATTTGAACCAACAGTATTTGCTTTCCCAATAAAAAGAGGGACAAAAGGTTATACTCCAGATTTTTACTTGACAAAATCCGATGAGTGGGTAGAAATAAAAGGTTATCTTGACGATAAAAGCAAGATAAAGCTTAGGAGATTTAAAAGATATTATCCAGAAGAATTTGAAAAACTTGTTTGCGTTATAAGCAAGTACTCCAAGGAAGCTTGTTCTTTTATGGATGAAATAGAAGTGCCAAAGATAGTTCATTACGAAGATATTCGAAATGAATATAGTTTATTGATCCCAAATTGGGAAGGAAAATAATGTCTACTTATAAAGAACAATATTATAATTTAAAAGAATCTGAAATGCAAGAACTGATTGCAAAAGCTAAAAAGGGCAGTTCTAAAGCTCAGGAAGAACTGCTAAAAGTTTTTCACAATTTTTTGACTAAATATGTTGCCCTACTGTATCACGGGAGATACAATATCAAGGACTATGACGTTAGAAGATTCATAGGTTTGTTTGTTAAAAATCCTTATGTAAGATTTGCTTTAGCAAAAAATAAGATAAATAAAGAAAATATGAAACACGTTTATGAAGTCATGGGCCGGAATTCAGTACATGGCAAAAAGATATGGCGATGAAGAAGACATAAGACAAACCGTAAACATGACCTTCTTCCAATGCATAAAGAGATATGAAAGAAGAGATTCTGCTAAGGGTCCGATACCTTTCAGTGGTTTTTTGTATAGCTACTTTTTTTATCTCTTAAAAAAGAATGTAGATACATTTTTAATAGATCAATTGGGAAGAAAAACATTTCCACTAATAACAGATGAATCTTTTGAGGAAGATAATGGACAACAAAAGCAGGGATTCAGGGCTGAGCCTATAGAATATACCTTAGAACAAATATTCACAAGAGATGAAATAGATGAAATGTGGGTCTTAGGAGAAAAAATATTCCCTCCTTTCGATGTGCTTAGCATACAAGAGAGACAGCTGATAAAATGGAGATTCGCAGATGGCAAAAAGTCAAGTGAAATATCCAAGAAAATAAATGAACATCCAAATACCGTTAGAGAGCACTTGTCAAGAATAAAAGATAAAATAGAAGAAGAGATAAAGAAACAAAATATGGAAGAATTAATCAAAGAACTTAAACTTGATGAGGATGATAAATGAATTTTCAAGGAATAGAAAAATTACAGCAGCTTTTATCTGATTTTTTAAATCCACAAATTCAAGAAGTTATAAACTCTTATACAAATCAAGGTTCTCAAAATCAATACTTCATTGAAATACCTGAAGAAGATGTAATAGATCTTGGATTAGATAAATTAGCTTCTTTAGTCGCTAGAACCTCTAATGTTTACGGAAGAGCAGCCAGATTTGCCGGAATGGCAAGAGCTAATTACAAGATCATAGAAGGCAAATACAAAAAGATATACAAGTCTTCTAGAATAGGAAAGAACGAAGCTGAACGTGAGGCCGCTGCCATGGAAGCAGCAGAGTCTGAATACTCTGCCCTTGTTACTTGCGAGGCTATTGTAAACTTAGCTGAATCATTAGAAAACTCTGCTAGAATAGCCTCAGAGTCAGCAAGAAAGTTAATGGACAAAGTACAGTCAATGCAGATAGCATCCAATCGAGAATCTAAAGGTTATTATTTAGATGAAGATTTTAAAACTTATTAAAGGATAATTATGTTTATAGGTCATTATAAATCAGTAAATTCTCCAAAGGAATTTTATTCTGAAAAAAGAAATTCATTGGATTTTCCAACCCAAGTAGAGCTTATGGGAGAAAGATATCTTCTTAATTCAACCATACAAATAGCAACATCAAAGCAGCAAAAAGGTCTTTACGAAGTAGCTAAAAAGAACAATATAAATACCGATGTAAAAGTTAGCTGAATATGAATATAGAAGTATTTTGCGACGGAGCTTCTAGAGGTCAAGGTCAGAAAAAATTTGGAGAAGCTTCTTGCGCAGCGGTTGTATATAAAAACAAAAAGAAAATAGCACAATTTGCCAGGGGTCTTGGTCGCAGAACTAATAATGAAGCTGAATACGAAGCTGTTATAGCTGGTCTTTTAATATGTTCGTTGTCGGATTTAATAGATCCAATCATATACACAGATTCTGCTGTAGTTGCAAATCAAATAAACGGCAAATGGAAATGTAAAAACGCGTCCCTAATGCCTCTCTTAATGACTATCCAGGAAATAAGATCTGAATATAAATTTAGGGTAGTTCAAGTTCCAAGAACTTTTGTTTGGGAGCCAGATATGTTGTCGAATGAATTTCTTAACCAACTTGAGGAAAGAAAGAGGAGCATGTGATATAATTATGAATATGATTGACTTAAAGAAAAACCAGCCAATAATTATCGGCCTTGCTGGGAAAGCTGGAAGTGGAAAAACTTCTGTAGCAGAAAACATAGTTCCAAAAGGCTCAATAGAATCTTTAAGATATGAAATTAAATGGGATCATATTTTTTATGCACTGCCGCTTTACGAGATGGCATCAATCAAGAAAAACATTCAAGGTTTTAATCAAAAAAGAAGAAGAATGTACGCAATCCATGAAGTATTGTTTGACCTTTATGGGGGAACATCTCTTGGCGAAATTCCAGAATATGAAGAGCTTACTTCTATGGTTGAATCAATTTACTCCATGCCGATAGAGCCAGAGGGTACAAAGCCTAGAGATTTTTTGCAAAAAGCAGGAGACCTTTGTAGGTCATTTTCACCTGATTGCTTTGCAAGATGGGCAATAATAAAATCTTCCAAAATATATAGATCGTATTTAAGTCAACTAAAAGAAGACGAAGATTCATATCCAATGATCATTTTGGTTTCAGATGTTAGGTACCCAAATGAGGCTCAGCACATATTAAAGCAGCCAAATGGATTTGTCGTATGCTATGATGCTTCGGTAGATACACTAAATGAGCGCTTAATGAAAAGAGATGGTAAACTAATGAGCCCGGAACACTCTTCTCATGCGTCAGAAAATGGAATAGATGAAATAAAAAATATGGCGACTATAGTTATCAATACGGACAATATGTCGTTAGACGAACAAACAGAGCAAACATTAGAACAATTAAAAGTAAAGGAATTAGCAAATGCCTAAGATATCACAAAATGCTTTCGAGCAATCGACCGGATCCCCTGTTTCTGAAGTGGTCTCAGCCAATCCTGGTCTAACTTTATCTACTAATCCAGTTTTAGTTTGTGGTGTTAATAGAAAGGTTAACATTGGAAATTTTGAAAATATAGATATATACGCAGGTATTAGTCTTCCTCTGGGGGATATTTCGTTGGAGGACAAAGAAGCCCTAACAAAGGCCATAGAGGAGGCAGCGGCATACGGTTTCTCCCTGATCTCAAAAGAGACTGGTGATAGATACTCCCTAATTAAAGAATCACAGCAGGGTAAAGCTTGATAAATTTGGTTTTATTATAGATCATATAGCGTTACTATTTTAATTACAAACTAAAAATACGAGGTAAAATAATGTTCAAAAAGCTACTAGCAAAGATAGAATCGTTTTTAAAGGGCGAAAAAAATAGAAAAGGTTCTCCTCTCTCAATGGTTCCTGATTCCGTTATGGACAAGTTGGTGGATCAAGCCGAAGTACTAGCTGATGCTGTCGATCAGGCAGTAGTTAACGTGACTGAAGAGGTTAAAAAAGAAGTAGAGAACGTTACCAGCGTAGCCAAGAAGCCAGCCGCTAAGAAGAAGCCAGCTGCCAAAAAGAAGCCAGCAGCTAAAAAAACTAAATAATGCCCTTCAAGGGAAAGATATATATATCTGGTCCAAGAATGGGAACTAATAATTTAGTTAAAGGTATCGAAATGCCTTTAAATAAATCAAAATCAAAAAAGAAAAGAAAAAGAAATGGCAAAAAGTAGGGATTCAAGACTAAAGAGGGCTCGGTGTTAGCGGCTACAACAAGCCAAAGCGTACACCTAACCATCCAACAAAGTCTCATATTGTTGTAGCTAAATCTGGTAGTCAAGTAAAAACTATTAGATTTGGTCAGCAGGGTGTTTCGGGTTCGCCAAAGAAAAAAGGGGAATCAAAATCCTATGCTGCTCGTCGTCGTTCTTTTAAGGCACGTCACGCAAAAAATATTAGTAAGGGCAAAATGTCCGCTGCGTATTGGGCTGACAGAGTTAAGTGGTAATAAAGTATATTATATTTACTAATAAATAAGTTAAAAATATAAAGGAGATA